TTCAATATGATTTGGAATATGAAAATATTTTAATGTCTTCCATGAGGGGAAGAGCAGGTCAGGTTATTGGACAAGGATTTTCGGGAAAGAAAGTTCAATTGGGAGTTAAGATGTCCAAGACAGTTAAGAAGGTAGGATCTCTTAATTTAAAAACTTTAATAGAAGAAGATAAGGTTTATTTTAATGATTATGATCTTATATCTGAATTAACTACTTTCATTCAAAAACATAATTCTTTTGAGGCAGAAGAAGGGTGTAATGATGACTTGGCCATGTGTATGGTAATCTATGCCTGGTTAGTAGCTCAGGAGTACTTTAAAGAACTTACAGACCAAGATGTAAGAAAGAGACTATATGAAGAACAGAAGAATCAGATAGAACAGGACATGGCTCCTTTTGGTTTTATGTCTGATGGATTAGATGATGAGGGGAGTTTTGTAGATGATGAAGGGGATAGATGGCATACTGATGAGTATGGAGATAGATCTTACATGTGGGATTACATGTAAATAGCCATTTCAATAAATAATTCTTAGATAAATGAGACTTTTTTAGAGGGAGAAAAACATGGCGACTCCGCAATTATCTCCAGGCGTTCTGATCAGGGAAGTTGATCTGACCGTCGGAAGAGCTGAAAATGTATTAGATAATATTGGTGGTATTGCTGGTCCCTTTAAGATTGGGCCCGTTGACGATCCAATTACTATTAGTACAGAACAAGAATTAATTGGTACTTTTGGTAAGCCACTGTCTACTGATAGACAGTTTGAGTATTGGTTAACAGCATCTTCATTCTTATCTTATGGAGGTATTCTTAAGGTAGTTAGAACAGATGATGCTGATCTTAAGAACGCTAACGCTGGTGTTGATGCAGCTGCAGCTTCAATTAAGATTAAGAACCAAGATGATTATGAAGCTAATTATACTGACGCTACTACTTGGTATTATTCAGCTAAGAACCCAGGTAGTTGGTCTAATACTTTAAAGGTTTGTCAAATTGATGACCTAGCGGACCAAAGAATTGGTATTACTACTTCCTCTTTAAGTACAGCTGGTGCTCAACTTGGTTATGGTGTAACCATGGCATTGGCAACCAATGTTGGAGGAGCTGGTACAGTTAATCCATTTAATGGTTATCTAAAAGGTATTATTACTGGAGTTAGTACTGATACTTCAGCAGCTGAAGCATCCACCATTGATGTTAAGATTGTTTCTCAAGTAGAAACAGTTGGTGGAGCTGCTACAGAAACAGCTGTTGAATACGCTCAGTCGGATCCAGCTAAGTCATTAGGTGTTGGTAGTACAATCTACTTTGTCAACAATTCAGGTATTAATACTGGTGTTGCTCAAGGTCCTGGATTTGGTATGACATCTATTGCAAGTGCAGTTGACTGGTATGATCAACAAACTTTAGGTTTGACTAACTCAACAGTTTACTGGAAGTCTATAGCTGATAAACCAGTTACTAGTAACTTCGCTAAGAATAGAAGTTCCAAGAACGATACTCTACACGTAGTCATTGTTGATGACACTGGAGATGTTACTGGAATTCAAGGAACGATAATGGAGAAACATACGTTCCTCTCTAAAGCAACAGATACATTAGATGATGGTAATACTCCAGCTAAGGTTTACTATAAGGATTTCTTAGCTACTGGTTCGGATGAGGTATTTGTTGGTTATTCACCAGCAACAGCCGCAGATGGAACCTGGAGTACTTCTCCTAAGTCCAGTGCATTTACTGTTACTAACGCTAACGCCGCTTCTTATGTGGCCATTACAACAGCCAGTGGACTCTGGGGTCAGGAAACTCAAGGAATTACCTTTAGTGGAATTGGTCCTGTAACTTACAGTTTGACTGGTGGTGTTGATTACTCATCAACTGGTGGGTACACCGCTCCACTTGGTAGTCTTCTTACTTCTTACAATCTCTTTGAGAATAAAGATGATGTAGAAGTAGATTATCTGTTAATGGGTCCTGGTGGATCTAGTGAAACAGATACACAAGCTAAAGCTAATCTTCTAATTTCTCTAGCAGAAGGTAGAAAGGATTGTATAGCTTGTATTTCACCACACAGAGCTAATATCGTTGGTGAGACAAATGCTACAACTCAAACTGATAATGTACTGAAGTTCTATAGTCCACTTACATCTTCATCTTACGCTATCTTTGATAGTAGTTGGAAGTATATGTATGATAGATTTAATAATGAATTCCGGTGGATCCCATGTAATGGAGACGTGGCTGGATTGTGTGTAAGAACTTCTATTGAAGCTTATCCTTGGTTCTCTCCAGCTGGTCAGCAAAGAGGTAATATCAATGATATTGTCAAACTAGCTTACAATCCTAATAAGACACAAAGAGATTCACTCTATAAGTCTAGAATTAACCCCTTAATTAATCAGAAGGGTGCTGGATTTATTCTCTTTGGAGACAAGACTGGTCTCAATTACGCATCAGCCTTTGATAGAATTAATGTTAGAAGGTTGTTCTTAACAGTAGAACAAGCTCTTGAAGGAGCCGCTAACGCTCAACTCTTTGAACTCAATGATGAGTTGACAAGAGCAAACTTTGTTAACATTGTTGAACCTTATCTTCGTGACATTCAAGCTAAGAGAGGTCTTTATGACTTCCTGGTAGTTTGTGATGAATCCAATAACACTCCTGATGTTATTGATAACAATGAATTTAGAGCTGACATTTACTTGAAACCAACCAAGTCTATCAACTTTGTAACCTTGACCTTTGTTGCAACAAGGACAGGTGTTGACTTCGCTGAAGTCGTTGGTACTGTTTGATCTGTTTAGGTAATCAACAAAGGAGGAATTTAGAACAATGGCTGCTACCAAAACAATTTCACAATTTAAATCACAACTCGCTGGTGGAGGCGCTAGACCCAATTTATTTGAGGTTGACATTCCATCATTCCCTACTTCAGTTCAAAGCGCTTGGACACAAGGAGAGACAGGTCATCAAGGAACTTTACAGTTCCTTGCTAAGGCCACTACACTTCCAGCTTCTACTATAGCTGAAGTTCCAGTTCCATTTAGAGGTAGGATTCTTAAGGTTGCTGGTGATAGAACATTCGCTGATTGGTCTGTTACAGTAATTAATGATGAAGACTTTAGGCTCAGAACAGCATTCGAAACTTGGATGAATGCAATGAGCAGATTAGATGACGCTACTGGTGTTACTAATCCTAGTTCTTATATGACAGATGCTTATGTCAAGCAATTAGGAAGAGGAAGAGAGAAGTTTGCTGACACCAATAATGGTGGTAACTCAGCTGTATTGAGGACATATAAACTTCATCAAATCTTCCCTACTGAAGTAAGTGCTGTAGATTTGAGCTATGAAACCACAGATACAGTGGAACAGTTTGATGTAACCTTCCAGATGCAGTGGTTCACCATTGGTGGTCAACCTGGAAGAACCAATAGTCAACCTATTGCTGCAGGCTGATCTACAAACCATCTAAATACTAGAAGGTAAATCTTCTAGTAGTATATTGATATGGCGAGATTATTTGGTTTCTCTATTGAGGATACAGAAAAAACCCCACCTGGCGTAGTATCACCGGTCCCTCCTAGTAATCAGGATGGATCGGAGCACTATGTTAGTAGTGGGTTTTTTGGTTCGTATGTAGATATAGAAGGGGTTTATCGTACTGAGAATGATCTTATTAGAAGATATCGTTCAATGTCGATCTATCCTGAATGTGATAGTGCTATCGAAGATATTGTAAATGAAGCAATTGTAACTGATACTAATGATAGTCCAATAGAAATTGAATTATCTAATTTAAATGCTAGTGATGGTATTAAAAAAGTTATTAGAGACGAATTTAAGTTTATATGTGAGCTTTTAGATTTTGATAAAAAGGCTCATGAGATTTTTAGAAACTGGTATATTGATGGAAGATTATATTATAATAAAGTTATTGACCAGAAAAAGCCCCATGAAGGCATACAAGAATTAAGATATATTGATGCTTCTAAGATGCGTTATGTGCGTCAACTGAAGAAAAAGAAGGATGCTGGTCAACCACCTCAGTTTGCAGAACAAGAAAATCCTTCAGTAGCTTATAATTTCCCAGAAATTGAAGAGTATTTTGTATATAACCCTGGAAGTTATGACAAGATTGGTAATGCTGCTGGATATGGTGGAGGAGCAGCTAATCCTCAAAAAGGTATAAGAATGACCCGTGATTCGGTCACTTATTGTACTTCTGGTCTTGTAGATAGGAATAAAGGAACTACCCTTTCTTGGTTACATAAAGCTATCAAACCAATCAATCAGTTAATGATGATTGAGGATAGTTTGGTAATTTATCGTCTCTCAAGAGCACCAGAAAGAAGAATCTTCTATATTGATGTAGGTAATCTTCCAAAAATTAAGGCAGAACAATACCTCAGAGATGTAATGATGAGGTATCGGAATAAGTTAGTATATAACGCTGATACTGGTGAAATCAGGGATGATAAGAAATTTATGTCCATGATGGAAGATTTCTGGCTTCCTAGAAGAGAAGGTGGTAG